CGGCTTGAGTTCCTTGAGAATCTCGGTGGTCGGGTGGACCGTGAAACAGCCCCACTGGAGCCAGTTGCCAGCGATCTCAGACTCACGCCAGAACGGATCGTCCTTGTGGCGAACGCTCTTCTTCTCAACAAGACCGGAGTTCTCGGAGAAGATCAGGACGGAGATTGTCTCTCTGCCCTTCTGGATCACCCAGCCCAAGCTGGCAGGGTTTGAGTTGGACATGGGGTCATCGTGCCACAACACTAGGTCGCCAATCGACAGTTCTGAAATAATCTGCATGGTTTTGCCTCCACCACGGGGAAAGGTACTGGCAGTAGCGTACTGACCCCCGGAGGGCGGGCAATAGTTACGCTGCGAACTCAGCCTTCAGTTGGTCGAACAATGCTTGTGACTCTGGGGTGATTGTGTCTTTCTTGGCGTTGTTCTCCTCCGGGGTCAGAGGCTGGAGGTTACGCCAGTTGTTGACGGCCAAGAACTCAACCCGGCTGCCACGCAAGTCGGCCTTTGCCAGCGGGTAGATGTGGTCAATCTCCCAGACCGTGCCCATGTTCTCTCGGGTCATTCCGGGTCGAAATAGACTTTCCATGTGAGCCCAAAACTCCGCAACAGTACAGCCCATGTCGCGGACGGCAGAGCCTCTCTTGGCGTTGCCTTTGACGGCATCGTAAAGGCGAGTGCGCAGATTCCCTCGCAGCTTGAAGTCTGGGTCGCTTCTTCTGGCATCGGCAGCCCATTCGCGGTGATAATCACGGCGTTTTTCAGGGTTCTCCATTGCCCACTTTTTGGCAGAACCGCGACAAAGCTGGCGGGACTTCTCCAAGTTCGCAGCCCGCCACTTATAGGAATGCTCTCTGTTTTTAATGCGAGTACGCTCCGGGTCTGAGGACCGACTCTTGCGATTCGCTTCAGCGTAGTAATCCAGATTCGCAGCCCACTCTTCGGGAGTGCATTCAGCCTTCTTTTTATTTGGGTTTCGTGCCACAACCTTCCCCCGCAAAGCCTTTACCGCAGTATCAAATTCTTCTTTGGTCATCTGTAATCCTCCTGCTCCCAGCGTTACCACAACGGCTTCGCTCCGACAACCAGAGGGCCATGTCTGTCTCCGACAGACCGCGTTACGCGATATAGGTATGCGTATAGGAGTTTGCCGCTAGGTACACCACGCTGGCATCCTCGCCCCTCGCCTTGCGCCTGCGGGCTACCCAGTCTTCCCACCATGCCTTCTCTGCCTTGGCTTCAGGCTTGTGGTATTTCAATCCCGCAGCCATCAGGTAGCGAAGGCAGTCCATGAGGTGAGACACAGACCGGGGGTGGGGCTTGTCGAGGACGATTGAGTGACCACCCACAACTGTGGACTGCCGCTTGTACCGCTTGATCTCTCGGATGAAGTTGGGCATGGCCCCTTCAAGGACCCGGAGGTAGGGGGTCCCCTTCGACCGGATGTGCATGGCGTTACGGACGCTCTCAATGCCAGCCATGATGTCATCGCTGCCGTGCATGAATGACGAGCCGGTAGCCTTCGACCGCACCCCAAGTAACTCAAGCTGTTCCGCGTACTGTTGGCCGGGGGACTTGCCGCCGCCGATGTCTGTCAGGCGGGCACCATGCGAGTCGATAATGAAGGCATAGAACTGGGGCTGCCCTGCCAGCTTGGCCGCGAACTTCTCGGCAAACACCACGGCGGAACAGTTGGGGATATAGAGTTCGTCATAGATCAGGACGAAATCCCCGGAGGGCGGGACTGCCGCGAACATCACAGCACAGATCGCATGGCCCGGGTCAATCGCCGCATACCGGCACCAGTCTGCGGGAATCTGACCTTCCGGCAGTTCCCTGCGGGAGAAGCCGTGGATGCCCATGTTGAAATTGCCGTACATCAAAACAGAGTCGAAGGTGAACTCGCCCTCCGCTCTCATCCGCAGGACTTCCTCGCCCTGCGCGGCCCACTGCTCCACTGCCAAGGCACGGGCCTCTTTGGAGATGTGTTCGTTGTCGAGGAACCTCAGGACGAACTTCTTGGGGTTGCTGTGCCCTTCCTCTGCCGCTTTATCCGCCCGTTCGCACAGGCCGAAGAGTGCGTCATTCTTTGAGTGCGGGGTTGCCGACCACACCAGCCTTCCCTTGTAGTCCGCAAGACGAGCCTGCAACTCAGCCAGCCAAGTGCTTTCGGATGACAAGTCCTCGTCAATCCACGCGAGATGGGCCCGGTAGCCCTGAGGAGGATCGCCCTCAGAGCTAAAGAAGTAGATTTGCCAGCCGTTGGTCAGTTCGCAGGACTGAAGATAGCCAGCGGATTTGAGGACCCAACTGAGGTTCTTGATCAGCCTTGGAGGGATCAGGGGCGGGGCGGGCTTGGCGTCCGACTCTCGCTCCTTATCTGCTACCGGGTCATACGCGCGCCACTCTTTAGTATGGGAGTCCTGAATGATCTTAAATGCGCCAGCCTTGAATAAGCCCCTGACGCAGACCATCCCGATGTGCCGCCAGTCGGCCCCCACCACCACCGCAGTGCCGTTCTCTTTCGGGTACTTGCCCTCGACTGGGTGCGTCCCGGTTACAGCCCACGCAAACTCCAGCATGGCAGCCGTAGTCTTGCCGCTCCGATTGCCGCCCAGCACGATCCGCTCGGAAGCCATGTCATCGTGGAAGGGCTTCTGGTTGGCATTGGGACGGTAGAGCCTTACAGACTCAAGCTGGCGGGATGCCAACTCCCTCTGTAGGTCGAGCATCTCCTGTCTGGAGTGCTGCGAGACATTATCAAGAGGGTTCGCCATGCGGAGCCTCCACAAGGCGGCGCATGGACATGGCCTGCTCAAGTTCGTGCGAAGTTAGGTTTACGAGGTTTCCCGGTATCTCCACCTCGCTGGCGACCTGTTCTCCTGCCCCTTGGAGGTACGAGAGGTTTCGCTGGGCATCGGCAGCCAACGCAATCTTCTGGGCAAGCCTCTGCTCCAACTCATCGTCAGTGAGGAGCGACACCGGCTTCTGGACCGCCCCGCTATCCGCCACGTTGTTCGTGAGCCTGACCACAGTCTCCAGAATACTGGTGCGGATACGCCCGCCGGGAGGTGCTGAGTGGTAGGTGTGGGCCAGTTCGTTTGCCAGCCCGTTGACACCACCGAACAACCCGTAGATCGACTCCAGCAACTCGGTGGAGTGCGGAATATTGCTGCCGCCTTTGCGGACAAGCGGGGCCCGCATGAACGCTTCCGCTGCCCGCCGGGAGGTTGTCTCTACCTTCTGCCGGTGCTTGACCAGCTTGTAGCAGGCTTTGCAGATCGGCTGGAGCGTGTGCTGGGTTCCGGGGACCAAGGGCCACCGCCGCCGGTCGAGCGGCTTGACCAGACCACACGCCTCGCAGGCACGGCTACTATCCAGAGGACCGTCCGGGGCAACGTCTGGGATGTCGATCTCTTCCATGCTTCACCGATCAAGCTGGAGGGTAGACACGCTGGGGTCAGGTCGAACGCCAGAAGCCATCTTCTGCATCTTCACCAGAGGGCTCTCTTCCTCAGGTGGCTGGCCATCCTGACGGGCCATCAGGTCGCCAACGCTCTGACCAGTGAGGAAGTTCCCAAGTCCAGCTACCGCATCAGAGGGCAGCCGGGAGTCGAGGAGCTTGCGGATCATGTCGCTCATGGGGCCTCCTTGCGTGAAGGCCCGGGGGGAGCGGCGTGACTCACTCGCCCCCGGGCCCCACACAACACGCACTCAGATCAGTTACCGAAGAAAGCCTTGGCAGTCACACCTTCCGCAGCCGCAGCACCGGCAGCTTCCTGCGCCTTGGCCGCAGCCTTGGCAGCCTTGCGACCAGCCGATGCTTCCTCACGCATAGCCTTGGCAACCTTCTTCGATGCCTTGTGGGCAGCACGACGGCTCATCGGAGCCTTGCCAGCCGGGGAGCCTTCGCCCACCGACACTTCCTCAGTCACGGTCACATCACCGGCACCATCGACCTCGACAGTTTCCTTGACCTTGACACCGGGGGTCACGGTCACATCCTGCTCGACTTCGACAGCCACCGGGGCAGCGACGGTCTTCTTGGTCTTCTTGGTCCCGTGACAATCGCCAGCATTGATGATGCCAGCGGTCAGGCTGCCCAACAGGAGGGCAGTGGCGAACAACAGATACTTCTTCATGGGAATTACTCCGGGGAGGAAAGGGAAAGCTCAAGGGACATCAACTCTTCACGTTTCTTTTCGTAGGCGGCAGATGCTTCTTCGGGGGTTGCGAAATTTCCGATGAACTTTCCGGCAGCCTTCGCAGCGTATGGCCTGACCCTTGGCTTTCCATTTCCGTTGAACGGCACAAAAGACACCCCTCTGGGCAGGCCGGATTTCTTTGGCCTATCTTTTTGATTCAGGGCCTGAAGGCTAGGTGTGGCAATTCGCAAATTCTCTAGGCGGTTGTCTTTGGGGTCGCGGTTGCAGTGGTCGATTGTCAGAGGAAGTGCCGGGAGCGTTCTGCCAGAAAGTTCCCAGATGAAATTGTGGAGAGGGATTTTTTTGACTCTGCCGTTCTCGGTTCGTCGTGTCACCGCATAGCCACCCCGGAGTCTCCAGATCAGATTGCCGACTTTCTCTTGAAAGCACTCGTCAACAACAAAGCCGTCTGGCAGGCCCGTGGTGCTGCCTCGACGCTTTCTCTGGCCGCAGGAGATACAGCGGGGCCGATACTTGCTCTGCGTATCGCAGCCGCAGTCACAGCACTTGCCGGGGTATTTCCACTCTCTCTTCATGCCATCACCTGAAAGTTTGCGTCCACGAAGAATTGACCTGCCCGGTTCCGATGTAAGTATAACGACTAGAAAGCATATTCCTGCGGTGTGGCGGGCTTCTTATCCACGCTTGAACTGCCGCCTCTGGTGTTGCGTAACCTTTGCAAATGTTCTCGCCGTAAGGACCGCGACTATGAACCATCCTGCCGTTAGCCATGACCCCCGACCAGTTGCGAGAAAACTTCATCATGGCCGGGTCAGGAATTAACGACTTCAGACCATGTTTGTTTCGGAAGTCATTTGTTAGCTGGATCACCTTCATCTCATAAACATTTCCGATTGGCAGGGCTTTCTTGACCACCTTCTTGGGAGGCGGGCAAGCTGCCGGTTCATCGGGGGTTAGTAGGGGAACAACTTGGTTGAGGCATAGCAACGCAAAGGCTGCCATAGCCAATCCGAATGCCGCTCTCAGCGGAGTCATTTTGGATTACTTTCGAGCTTGAACTTCTCCTGCTTCTCTGGCGGCTTGGCATCGTAGATCACCGCATACACAAGGTCCCGGGTTACATTGGCCGCAACATCACACCCCTGTCGCTCCAAGCTGTTCTTGAGTTCCAGTAGTTGAATGACCGTTCCGATCTCACGGGACTGTTCGCGGTTTCTCCTCCACAGGAGCGAGGACAGCCACAAGCTGATGGTCTTGGTTACAAACGGGCTCGTCAGGAGCAATACGCCAACGATCAAGATCAGGTTCTGTGGTGTGGCCCAGTCCATCTTATTCCTTTGTTAGGGAGGCGAATCTGTCGGACTGCCAGTCGATGAAGTTGGAGAGGTGCTGGAGGTCGGGGTAGTCTGGGTCACGCTTCTTGACCACTGCCAACATCACCCGGCAGTACCGCTCCATCTCTCTGGCAAAGTCTTCAGTCTCGCTACGTTTCTCCCATCCAAGTTGGCGGCGGGCAATAGTTCCCGTGATGTAGGCATTCCACTCGTCCAGCAAATACGCCGGACTCTTATTCCAGTCCTTCCTCTGCTCCACCATGTAGAGGTTGAAAATGGGGCCCCTCTGGTTCTTGGGGACCGTATTGGCTACCTGTTCGATGGTGATCTCTGGATGCCTGAGGACGATCCCCTTACCGTTCCCTACATAAATGCCGTGTTTGACCGTGCTGGCGTGAAGTCTGTTGGACACCCCGTGGTTCATCTCATGCGCCCAAGTCACCAGATCACCGGGCTCTGTGGGGTCAGCCCAGTAGTGGGGATTCTCAAGGCGGCAGTAGAGGTCAGTAAGAACGTCGCACTTCTGCGGTGTTGGCTTCCTGAGGGGCGGGCAGATTCCAGTGACAAAGGGAAGGTCCGGCTTGACCAGCACCGACACAGTTTTAGGTTTGGGCGGGGGTGGGTCAGGAAGCCGGACTTGAGTTGGTTCTGTTCGTAGCTGGTAGGGCTGAAAAGATTTCGGCTGGCGGGGAGCTTTGGGCTCATCCCGCCAGCCGAAGATCGCAAGCACTAGGCCAACCAGAATGGCAATCCGCCCAGCGGTGATTGCTAGGGATTCCATTCTTGGGTTGGTCAGACAGTGGGCTCAGGCGTGACAGCCGGATCGACAACCGGGGCGACAACCGGGGCCGGGGCAACCTCGACCACGGGCTCAACCGCCGTGGAAGGGGCAGCAACCGGATCAACGGCAGCGTCCTCAGTCGCAGGAGCTTCCTCGTCGGCACCCTTCGTCACCGGCACCACCGAACTACCAGCTTGCACGTTGACGAGCGTCCGAACCTTGCCCTTCACAACGGGCGAGATCGCAACGCCAATCGAAGTACCAGCCGCACCAACCGCCGCAGTACCACCAGCACCGATACCCACCAGCGCACCGGGGGCAAAGGTAGCCGAGGTCATGATGGCAGTCGGGCCAACGGTCACCAGCCAGAAGATGTCGCCAACGGCAACACCTGCGGGCGGGAGGTACTCGTCAACCACACCAATCGGAGCGTCGACCACCGCAGCCGCAGTACCGTCCACCTCTTCAAGAATGGCACTCTTCTTGAACTTGGCGACCTGTCCCGCGAGAAGGGGGCCAGTCGAGGTGTTGCGAACCGCGATGCAGGTCACAAGCCGGTTGCTAAGGAACGAACCGGCATTGCTCGTCCGGGGGTCGGTGTCGGTGAACACCTTGGACGATCCAACGACGGCACCACCCTGAGTCGGGTCGGTAACACCGAGAGTCTGACCCCGGCCAAACCAAGGATCGGCACTGATGATGGACATGAAGTTCTACTTTCAGGTGAGGGGTTGGGATCAGGCAATCGCTTGCAGCTTGAAGAAATTACGCGGACTTTTCAGCTTGATGTTCCCGAGGACACTCACGACGTACCTGTACGCCTGTGTATCTTCGTTATAGAACGGCCCCTCGCTTGTGAGGAGGTTCCCTTCCATGCAGTACAGTTCCATGTTGGCGATTGACAATCCGTAGCCGCAGCCTGCCGGAACGGCATACTCGGTCGTGATGTCACAGCCATCCTGCATGAAGGAGTCATTAAATCCGTACTGCTTCAAGCCGGTGTTACTGGAGATGAGAGCCCGCTCCTTGCTGTCCAACTTGTTCATGTAGTTGATGTACAGCTTCCGGTCGAGGACAACCATGTCGATTTGGCTCTCCTTAGTATCATTGCGTTTTGCCTGTTGGATGCCCTCGCGCACAGCCTGAACGCACTGGTCATCCCAAGTGAAAGAGTCGCCACCCGTGGCGTTCTTGCCCTTGAAGTAACGGCTGGTGTAGTTGACCACGATTGGCGACCAGTGGTCATACTCTGGGTCGGCCACACCGTTGGGCCACGAACCCTCAAGCTGCGAACCAGCCACGGCACCAAGGCCAGTGCTGAGTCCAGCGTAGTTGTCGGCGGGCCAGCCGAACGGATCGTCGGGGTTGGCAGTCCGCTTGCTACCATCGGTGATGTTGACCGTACCGTCGATGGCGAATACGGATTCCAGCCCATGAAATCGCAATTCATTGCCGGACTTATTACCGTCGATGTAGATTTCCTTCGACAGGTGCTGGCTCATCGACTCCTCAAGCCGCGTGGCCATGCCACCAGCGACGTTGATAAGTGCAGCCTGACCACGATTCTCAAGCATTTCACGCTTGTAAATCGAATCCGTGACCTGATACCCACGGTACGGGAGGGTCGCGGTCGAGAAGAGATTCTGACGGGCAAAGACTCGGGGAGTCTCACCGTTGTTACCAGACACCGGCTGGTTCCGCATACGGACCTGCCAGTTGAGATTAAGGCCAGCACTGTTCATCACCACATTGCCGGAACCTTCCAGCATGGCGAAGACCTTGAAGCGACGAAAGGTCGTCTGCTCAGTCTCCCGCAAATAGTTCTGGATGGTCGTCTGAATAACGCGGGCCCAGTCAGTGCTATTAGCCATTTGGCTCTCCTAGGTCAGATGTAACCGGCGGCATTAAGGTTTTCCGCCAACATTTGCTCAAAAGTAAGTTTCTGCTTCGGCTGTCGCGGATCGTTGTTGGCGGCACCGGCTGACCGACTTGGATTTCGGCTGGCTTCCCGGCGCAAGTAACTCATGTTTTGCTGGGCAAGGTCTTGGGGTGCTGGTGCTTGGGCCACTGGGGCTTGCTGCACTGGCGGTGCCGCCTGAGGTGGCTGGGGCTGATACTGCGGTTGAGGAGGAGCGGCTTCCTGAGCGTACCGTTGCCGGAACAACTCAAGCTCGACCTTCTCGACCGCGTAATCAGCCCGGGGCTTACCGGGCGGAATACCTTTTGACATTGCTTCGTCAACATACTTATGGAGTAGCAAGCCCGCTGGTGAAACGCTACCTGTGTTCTGGTCGAACAACCAGTCAGCATTTTCCTTCTCAAAAGTAGTTACAAAGCTCTCCCGATCACGGGACTCAAGCTGTTGCTGAACGATCTCTTGTGCCTGTTTTTGAGCCAATTCCGCAACCATCGGACCAAGGGCATCCTCTGGATTGGTCAGGAACTTCTGGGCAAAGTCAGCCCGGTAGTTCTGCCACTCGGAAAGTGCCAGCTTCGCGTCATACGGGGCATCAGGATGGATTACATCCCGGCCACTCTCGTCCTTGGTGAGGTAACGCTTGTAGGAATCCTTCAGTTCTGGAGGGTTCCACCACTTCTTGGCCTGAGGGGCAGCTTGCTGGGGAGCCTGCTGCTGGGGCTGTTGAGCTTGCTGCTGCTGGGCAGCCATCCACTTCTCAAACTCAGGCCGCTTGGAGATGTACTCCTGAGCAATCGGCATGATCGAAACATATTGCTGCAACTGCCGGGAAGCAGCTTGTTCACGCTGCATCGACTGATACAGACTTGCCGCTATTGCCCGGTCATCCTGCCCTTGGAACTGGGGCAGTTGCTTGAAACCGTCCCACGGCGAGTACGCGACTTCAGCCTGTGGGGACTGTTCCGGCTGCGACTCCGCAACAGGAGCATCATTCTCAACGGGAATGGAATCTTGCTCAATGTCTTCTGACATGGTGGCCTCCATTTAAGAAGTAAGACCACCGAATTGTGTCAAGGGTCTGGCGGCGGGCAATAGTTACTTGGAGATTAATCCGCGTAACCAACTGCCAGCACCATAAGCAGCATTGCCAGCCGGTGCGATTGCGTTACCCATTTTGGTTACAGTTGTCTGGGGGCGAACGATCTGGCTGTTGAGGTTTTCCAGCACCTTGAACGATTGGTCACGGGTTTGATCCCGCTTTTGCTGATCGACTTCCCACTGGCTGTTACTGCGGTTGTCGCCACCAAGTAACTCCGCACCTAGCTCAACAGCGTTGGTTACATCCGCCGCCTCGTCCTTGATGTGGTGGGCAATTCTGCCGCCCGCAGTGGGATTGGCGACAAGGTTTTTGGCAATGTCATCGGCTGTACTCTGGGCAAATTTCGCCACACCGGGGACCCCGGTTCTTGCAACACCACTCGCCACACCCCTCACTGCATTGGGGATGGCCTTGTGGGAACCAACGAAACCAGTGCCGTCGAGCATTCCGTTGCCGAAACTGAGGCCAGCATTGATCACGGGCTGGGTGTATGGGACCTGACCCTTCATGTGTTCTGGGAGAACTCGGTTTCCGACCGCTCCCCGGAAGGTGTCCCCGGCACTCATCCCCTCGGTGCCGTACCAAGCATCCTGCCCTTGCTGGATCAGACCGTCATTGCCCCTCCAGCCACTGTCATTTGCCAAGACGGGGTTGGTGCGGAAGAAGTCTGACCCCTGTGAGCGAACTGCCGCATTGCCCAGAGCCGCAGTTGGGTCCGTACCCCTGAGGAGTGCGGTTCCCAGATGGCTCATGCCGTCCGAAACCGCTCCACCCATCTTGGTCGTGAAGCTGCCAACGAAGTTCTCGGGGTTCCATAGCTCCT